ACTGAAAGTCATTGCTGCATCTCCATTAAAGGAAAGCGCGATGATAGTATGCCCCCATTTCCCGCTATGTCTAATGAGATGACAAAAGAGCAATTTGTTCACTTGATATCGGAAATGGGGGAATTTTTCCGAGAAACATTGCAGCTATTTGAGGGGAAAGAAGATGTCAAAAGAATCGCATGATTTTGATGAAAAATTTAAAGATAGTTTTAGGATTATACCCGCTGTTTTAGGTAATGGTGCAACTGGAATAATAATTGACGCTATTATTAACAATGAGCCTCGGCACTTGGGATTGCATTGTAATCGAGAGGAGTTAATGAGTTCATGGGTAAAATGTAAAGATATAGAAGGGATAATTGAATTTTTAAAGGAGATTCAGGATAGTATGCGGCATAGATGCGAGACCTGTAATACCGCTGTAGATTATCCTTGTTATTTTGCAGCTACGAGCTATAGAAAAGAGGGGGGAGAGCCTGGTTATTGTCTGGAATGTTTTGTTAGAATAATGAATGAAAAAATGGAGGATAACAAAAATGCCATTGAAAAAAGGTAAATCGAAAAAAGTAGTCAGTGATAATATCAAAACTGAAATGGCTGCTGGTAAACCGCAAGACCAGGCTGTTGCTATTGCTATGAGTAAAGCTGGGAAGAGCAGGAAGAAGAAATGAGCGATGATATACATCCCTCCTTTGAAGATAATATTCAAGTAACATTTTTATCAAAACCAGGCATCGAGACAATAATGACAATCAATGCCTTTAATTTTAACAAAAATGGCGATATTGCGAAGCATTATGACAGATACTGGTTTATTGGCGGGGAAAAAACTAACTTAATTTCTTCTACTCAGCATTTTATTCCAAAAGAAATTATACCGGAATTAATTAAATGTTTAACTGAAATATATGAGGGAGAAGGGAAATGCAGCTAATAATGGTAAACAGAAGTCAAAATATAAGCGTTTATGCTCCCGTCGACCAAATACGCGGAATCGGTATTCATCACTATGAATCCACGGAATTCAGTATTCAAATAATGATGCCTGATGATGACTATATGCTTATTCCCGCTGGCTCTGAAGGTATGGCTAAGGAATTAGTTAATGAACTACCTCTTTATATTAGCGGCTCTTTACTAGATGGCGCGCCCTGTGTTTATATAGATATTGATAAATTTGTTGAAGCGCGTAAACATAAGCTTCTTGATAGGGAGCCGCTCAAATGTTCGTGCGGGAGCGAGTTAAAAGTTGACTTAAGAGTTAATTCTAATGTCATTCCAGAAAAGTTTATTCTTGATTGCAAGGGATGTGAAAGTAAATATCGTATACCCGCAGAAAATCAGTTGGCATGGTGCAAGTCTGATGATTCACCTCCATGGGGTGCAGGGGATGAGTAGGTTTGCTATAATCATCACAACAAAGCCCTGACGCCTCTTTATAATGCGCAACCTTCGGGGCTATTTATTTTTTGATACAAGGAAGGAATGAGAATGTTAATAATAGTAACAAGTAGAGCTGAACCATCTGCTGTATTTATACAAGCTGATGAGCTCAATTATCTTCATGCATGCCAGATTGATAATTATCGGTGGGAAAGTGAAGAAAGAGCCCCTGAATCAGAATGGGGGATAGAGTTTAATCTTAAAGATGCTTCCTCATTAACTGTTAAGTGCGGTACTAAAGAGAAAGCTAAGGAAGCCGAAGCAAGTATACCTATGCTTATTTTTGAAGCTGTAAAAGGTCGTGAAGAAGCTTTGTGGCTTGAGTTGGGGTGTGATGATGAGTGATGGCATATTCTTAATCCAAAAGCTTTGGATAGATTCAATGGAAAATGATAGTAGCCATGCCATGGGATACGGCAATGTCGGGTTTGTGTATACCAAAGAAGAGGCTGATGAAATCGTAGCTGCCGGTGGCAAATATATAGGTACTGGTTGGCCGGTTGATAAAGGAGTTAGCGTTGATTATTATAGGGCTCTATCTGTAGAGAAATTTACCGAGGTTAAAAATGGCCAAATTAACGACGAAACAACGCAAGAAAATTCCAAAGAGTGAATATGGTTTGCCAGGCGAAAAGAAATACCCAATGCCTGACAAATCTCATGCCACTAATGCCAAAGCTCGTGCTAGCCAGATGGAAAATGAAGGAAAGCTATCCGCTTCTTCTAAAGCCAAGATTGATGCTAAGGCCAATAGAGTGCTGGGTAAGAAGAAATAATTAACATCTCTTTAATCCTTATTTTACATCTTTATCGATTTTAATCTCATTTTTTGCATAAAATCTGCAAGAATCGCGTTTATTTTGCATTCAACACTGCTTTTAACTATAGCCACATTTAACATTACCTCTATCTTTAATTAACATTTTTCCTCCAATTTTATGCTTATTGACATCCAAAAAATATGGTATATACTTAATACATGTATTTATACATATTGCTACAGTAGCAATTAAAACCAACTGGATTTACCGGCTATGCGGGATACATAGACGCGACCTGACGCTCAGGGGCTTTACCGTAACGGGGTTAATAGTTAGAGGTTTAAAATGGACGAGATGGATACGAGTTTACCTGAGGGTAATTCTGTTGCTGATGTAACGACTGAGAAGATGTTTACTCAAGACGATTTGAATAAAATCGTAGGAAGAGAAAAGCTTAAAGCGGAGGACCGCTTAAGGCGTCAACTAGAATCCCAGTCTGTTGTGCGTGAAGCGCCTAGTTCTGCGGCTGATCCAGATGTGATTGCCCGTGAGGTATGGTCAAAGATTCAAGCGCAACAAGAAAAACAACAGCAAGAAGAAGCAACCCGACGTGAAGCCGAAGAAATGGCCCGTTTCCAGCAAAGTTTTGATAAAAAACTTGCTGCAGGTAAAGGCGACTATGAAGATTTTGATGAAGTTGTTAGGAAGTTTAATGGCAAAGCCTATCCTGCAGTCGTGTATGCGGCCGCAGAATTACCTAATACGGCTGATGTAATCTATGATTTGTCTAAGAAAAAGGCAAGATGTGCAGAATTACAGATGATGGCTGTGTGCGGTGATTATGAAGGCATTGCGGACGCTCTTACTGATTTATCTAAGTCACTAGAAGCCAATAAGCAGGCCAAAAAAATGCCTACTTATAACAATTATCAGCCATCCCCACGATTAAAACCCTCCGGTGCGGGTTCAGGTCAACGAGTACCTACGGCGAGCGAGCTAGATAATTTGGATTGGTTACGGCCGTAATATTCACTGGACCCTAGGTTTAAATTTATTTAATTTTAGGGTTTAAAATGTCATCAGTAGTACAAAACTTATTCGTTACGGTTGCGACTTTTCAACCATACGCATGTCGTTATTTAAATAACGCATATCCTATGATCCACGATTCTAACAAAGAATTTAACAACATGAACAATTTGCCCGCTCAATTGGGTCAAACAGTTCAGTTTGAAAAGCAATTCTTAGTTAAATCTCAACGTAGTCTCGTTGCTGAGTGGGAACCAACGGTTCAACGCTTTATCACTTTAACAGTTGATAAGCCGGCGATGGTGCCTTTGCAATATACCGCTGAACAATTAATGTTCTATGATGCCGAAGGCTTCATGAAGAAACGCGGTGGTATTGCATCCATGATGGCTATGGGCGCGCAGATTGAAGGTGATTTAGCTCAATTAGCTATTGACCAAACATTCCGTTTTTACGGTAATGGCCGTGATCAAATCACCCATGTTCAACAATTATCTGAAGCGCTTCGAAAGATGCGTAACTATGGTAATGCAATGGATGTGGCTAAAGGTTATATACCTGACTTTGCAATTGACAACTTTGTGGGCGATTCCTTGAACCAATTTGCTAATGATAGAAACAATCGTATGGCAAGTAGCTGGGATTTGGGTAACTGGTCAATGTGTGATTGGCGCTCTTCAAACATGTTGCAAGAACATATTGCGGGTTCAGAAGGTCAAGCTAATTCCACTTTAACGGTTGTGTCAGTCCATGAAACGGCTGGTGCTATTACCTCCATTACATTCTCTGGTACGGCTTCATCTAACGATCCATTATCGGTGAAGAAAGGCGATAAATTCCGTTTCAAAGATATCGCTAACTACCCTATCCTACGTTACTTAGTATTGGGTACCGCGCAAACTTCTTACAATCCAGTTGAATTTACAGCTGCTGCTGATGCCGCTGCTGTGGGTGGTGAAGTAACTGTTACTGTGAACAATCCTTTGAAAGCTTCGTCTGGCGTTGACCAAAACATCAATACTTCGATTGTTGCAGGTATGCAGGCTGAAGTTGCGGATAGCCATGTGTGCGCTTTGATTACTCAAGGTGACCCATTGTTCTTAGCAATGCCACGTCTTCCAGACCAAACTCCATTCCCAAGTGCTTCATCCTATGATGATAAGACAGGCATTTCGGTGCGATTTAGTCATGGTGCTACTTTTGCTCAAAACATCTACGGTTACACATTTGACGCCATTTACGGCGAACAATTGAACCCAGATAACGCAATTGCAGTGTTATTCCCACTTAAAAGATTTTAATAGAGGATTGTAAAAATGGTTAATGTTGCTGTTGCCAATGCTGGCATAGAGTATATCTGGGGATTAAATGTCACGTATGTAAGTACGACCCAAATCACAATTTCAGCTGGTGCTGCCCGCGAAAGCGGTAATGTGAATGACATTATCTTAACCGCACCACTTTCTGTTTATACCAATATTCAGGGAGCTGGCGGTATCGATCAAGGCGCTGTAGTTGCAAGTACGCTTTACAACCTTTATTTGGTTGGAGATTCTTTCAAGAACAACGCTACGACGGCTGTTTTATCTGCCAATGGCACTGCACCAACTGCAACGCCTGGTGGATATGACATGTATCGGTTAATTGCCCGTGGTATTCGCGTAGATGGTTCATCCCATATTCTACCGTTTGTAAGAACAGGTAGTGGGGTTACTCGTATACATAAATACAATACGCCAATTGCTGTGTTAAGCGGTGGTACTTCTGCGACATTTGCTGATGTGAATGCTGCAGCTTATGTCCCTGGAAATGCAACGATTCATTTGTTAGGCGCTTTAACGCCTAATGCTGCAGCTGACAAAGTAATGTTGCGAGTGAATGGTTCTAGCGCAACCGCTGGTAACAGCTCTTTTTCCGGAAGTGTTGCCTCGGTTGTTCAAACAATGCCAATAGATGTAGAAACAGATGCAAGCGGTATTTTCGAATACGCCTTAACGAGTGCATCTGATGCAGTTACATTGAGTGTTGTTGGATTCCAAGATGCTCTTTAATATGTTTAGGGGTCTTCATCATGGCGAAAGTTGCTCTAGAAGTTATCACAGATGCTTTCGGGCTATCTCAAATCTATGGCGAAGACTTCGAAAACTTAACGGACACACAAATTAGGAAAGGGCTCCAAGCTCTTTCCTATGTGGTCTCCGAAAAAACATACGATGATTCTAATAATCCATATTATGAAAAAATAAGTTTCAGCATGGATTATGCGCAACCCAGTAAATTTATAGATAATTTGATTGGTGTCAGCACTCTTACCTTTAATTTAGATTCGGTGCGTTATGCTGTATCCGAATTGACGCGCGAAGAATTTGATGGCTCATTTAGGGCGAATCAAGTTTACACACTACCCTTAACTTACTTTATGGAGCGCGCTAAAGGAGGGGGAAATATCTACGTTTACCCTTTCCCCAATCAAACTTATGAATTTGATTTGTGGGGCAAGTTCTCTTTAACGAGCGTTACAAGTTTATATCAAGACTTATCACTTAGTTTTGATGACACCTATATAGACTATTTAACTTTCCTAACGGCGAGAAGATTATGTCTAACTTATTCATTTGAGATACCTAATACAGTTACAGAAGAGATAAATCGCAAAGAAGCTATTATGTCTGATTCTGTTGGAACATTGGATACTAAAGCTGCCATTGTACCAACTGCTTGCAGGCCTGCTGTCATTAATTATGCTCAAGTTAATTTTTCACCTAATGGATTTGTACCAAGTGGCAGTTTCTAGCATCCAAACTATAGCTGTGCCTATGGTGGGCTCATCCACTTTTGGGCGCAATAAAAAGATATCGGATAGGCACGTATACAATATGTACGAGTCTGACGGCTGGATGGTCGGTTATGCGGGATATCAAAAGGTATTGGAGCTTATTGAATCTGATAATCAGTTCGTTGAGGGGCGCCGTATTTTTGTAAGCTCAAGAACTGTGTTAGTAATTGCGGTTAGCAATGCTTCAGTATGGAGGATTGATGACCAGATAGGTAAGTTATTAATAGGGACTATTGATACGTCAACTGGGCCCGTATATATAGATGAAAATCTAAATGGTCAGATTGCAATTGTTGATGGCATTAATCTTTACATTTACAACAAGTTTAATAATTCATTAACGAAACAAACTGGAGATTTATACGACACGTTAATTCCTAATTATGTTAAATTCCATAACACTTATTTTCTAGTTGGTAATGGTAATTTAACTGCTAATGGCTCTGAATATTACGCTCTTGTTTTTGATACAGATGAAACGGTAAAAGTTGCGGTTGGCGGCCAATTAGCCCTCCAAAGTGCGCCAGATTATGCATTAGCAGCTATTCCTTTATCTGAAAAAGGAAACAATATTTTAGTTTTCGGTAAAACTATTACTGAAGTCCAAGTCAATAGCCCTCTTGTAAGAGGCTCTCAAGTACTTCTTTATCAGCGAGTATCCTCTATTAATATTTCTTATGGTGTTGCAAGCCTTGAAACGATAGATTCGACTGATGGGATGGTCTGCTGGCTTGCTATTAATAAAACAAGTCCTCCAGTTATCATGTATTTTGATGGTGGTTCTCATCATACTATTTCAACTGATGGTATAAATTATTTATTGGGAAAAATTGTTAGTCCTCATAAATCATTCGGATTTTTCTTTAAGCGAGACGGGCATTTATTTTATCAGCTTACATTTTATTCTGACGAAGATAATATGTCGCTTACCTATGATTTTACCACTCAAAAATTTTATAACTTATCCAATTACGATATGAATTATCATCCGGCTCGAAATTTAATTTACTTTAATAATAGAAGTTATTTTATATCTATTAACGATGGCGCAATTTACGAAACAAATACTGACATTACCACTTATGATGAAAACAT